GTAATGGGCGATGGTCGTAAGTATGACTGGGTTGTTTCTCTGCGTGCTGTCGAAACCATCGACTTTATGACCGCACACTGGGCGCATCTGCCGTACGATTTCCTCGGTCGCGTTTCCAACCGCATTATCAATGAAGTGAACGGTATTTCCCGCGTGGTGTATGACATCAGCGGCAAGCCACCAGCTACCATTGAGTGGGAATGATTAACAGCTAACTCATAGCAAGTCATTCCTATTCAGATACTAACTAAACCCTCTGTTTTTACAGAGGGTTTTTGTTTTTATGTATTCATTTCTATTCACTCTACACCATATTTTTCGGCGGTACAGGTGACGGTATTACCTTAAAGGTATACTCTCATACCGTCATGAAAATGGTTTCTATACGGGTGAATTGTGCTTACCGATACAAAATTAAAAAACCTCAAGCCGCAGGACAAACTGTACAAGGTCTCCGATCGTGACGGGCTGTATGTAGCTGTGCTTACGTCAGGCACGGTCTCGTTTCGCTACGACTACCGTATCAACGGTCGCCGCGAAACGCTGGTAATCGGGCAGTATGGGCGTGACGGTATCAGCCTGGCAGAAGCGCGAGAAGAACTGATTGCTGCAAAGAAGCTGCTTAAAGCAGGCCAGTCACCGGCTGCGGCTAAACGTGACGGTATCAAAAAGATTCGTGGTGCCGAGACGTTTGCGGTACATACCGACAGTTATATGAAACACGTCATCCTGGCTGACAGTACCCGCGCAATGAAACAGGCGGTGATCGACCGTGACATACTTCCGGTTCTTGGCAATAAAATGATGGCTGAAATTACCACATCGATGGTTCGTGATTTGTGTGACCGGATTGTCGAACGCGGTGGCCGGGCAACAGCAGTGCAGGCCAGGGAGATCATCAGTAGCGTATACCGTCACGCCAATGACCGTGGTCATGGTTTGTTTAATCCTGCGGCTGACATTAAACCTTCGTCTATCGCCATATTTAAACCACGAGAGCGAACACTGACACCAGAAGAAATTGGCCTGTTCTTCCGCACGCTGGATGCCATTGGTGCTATGGGCACTATGAAAATGGCTTTAAAACTGGTGCTTATCACTATGGTTCGTAAGGGCGAATTCACCAATGCAACGTGGGATGAAATAGATTTTAAAAAATGGACATGGACAATTCCTTCAGACCGCATGAAAGGAAGCCGGGCGCACGTTATTTACCTGCCTAAACAGGCACAGGATATATTGGTCGGGTTGCAGATGTGCGCTGGTGGAAGTGAATACCTGGTTCCTGGTCGTTACAATTTCCGGAAGCCATTATCTAATGCCGCACTGAACTCTCTGATCGACAGAACGGTGAAAATAATAAATGAAGATGGTGAGCATATTCAGGACTTCACCGTACACGATATGCGCCGTACAGCCAGTACGTTGTTGCATGAGGCTGGTTATCCTTCAGACTGGATTGAAAAGGCTCTGGCACATGAGCAGAAAGGTGTGCGCGCCGTATATAACAAAGCGGAATACGCCAGACAGCGCGCCTACATGTTGCAGCAGTGGGCCGATATGATTGATTCTTGGATTGACGGGGAGCATACGGATCTGATTCCGTTCTCCCCGTCGAAGTTTGAGAAGTGGATGGCGGGGGAATAACGTTTAATTATTCTGCTGATTTTCTTCCATCTCGGCTTCTGCTGCCAGTGATTCAATTTTGTCTGCGAATATTGCTGACAGCGTTGCAAATTCAGCATCGGTGACAGCGGGAATTGGAACAAACCTGATCCCGCTGTGTGCAAGCATGTTTGCAGTTTCAAGGCATTTCCTTAAATCTGCTGGTGATGCCCGGTTCATGCTGCACGCTCCCGCCCCTGGTTGTCTGTTGGTGACAGCGGAGCATTGCTGAATGCATTTGTTAATCTGGCAATATCCAACGCGTATCCAGGGTGTAGTTGCACTGCCGGGTCTTCGCACTGATTACCCCAAACATCGAAGCCATGAGACGACTGGCGGGCGAACAGTTCAATGCGAGAAACATCGCCTAACAATTGCACAAGTTTTTCACGAACGACATCTGGTTTTCTTGAATGCTCAAGCCGCGGTGCGGTAAATGACTGAACGATCCCTGCATTAATGCGCGGAGGTAGTTTTCCCTTTACTGCAAACAGGCAATCTTCACTATTGGCGCGAGTCATGTGACCCATACCCATAACCAGTTTATCTGGTTGTCGACTACCACATTTTATCCACGTGAATCCCTTCATGGTCATCAGACGGAATCCCCAGGCTTCAACAACTTTTAGTGCTTCGAGTGGTTGTGTTGGCACCCACCACATGGCCAACAGACAGTTTTCATCGGCCAAATCCCACACAGGAAGGCGGCAGATATCCATCACACTCATAACCGGATATTTAAAACCGGCACCGCGATTACCATCTGCGGCTTTGTCCCGGTATACCCAGGGTGGATCTGCATAGATTAGTGTGTATTTCTTAGTCATAAACCACCCCGCAACATCCTATACCGCTATAGTCGCCACGGCGAAGGCCGTTACCTTTTGTGATACATTGGTCCCTGCGAACCGCGATCCTTGCACGCTCAACATCACCAGAAGCAACATCCATACACTGAAGCCAAAGGTGGGCGGCAATGCGGAACTGCCCTTTTTTCTCTCTTTCAATCGCGCGTTTTTCGATCTCTATCGCCGCAGGAGTAACGGCAACAACCTTTGAAGGGCTGCGCATTGAAACCTTGTTCATGTGATATTTTTCAAGTCGGCTTAACTTTCTCACTTAATCCAACCCTCTCTGAAAATTAATGCCAGCAGATAAAGCCATGCAGAAACAGAGGCCAGGAATAAGTACCATCCTGACCATTTGCTCCAGTGCCTTAGCAGCACACTCATGCCGCGTTGCTCACGGGACGATATACACGTTGCTGAACAGGAGGTTTTTTACCCTGGAACTCTGCCGGGCTTGCTGCCTGACGTTCATCAAGCCAACGCTCAACTTCATCACGGTTCCATGCGCAGCGTTTATCGGTGATATACCAGCGTTTAGGAAATTCCCCTGCGCGCTCCATACGGTCGATAGTGCTCCATGACAGTGGCACCACCGCCAGGAGTTCCTTCTTACCTAATGCACCTTTCATAAATACCTCTCTTGGTTGCAGTGCGGCGCGCGTGGCGCCGCGGTGGTGGTTACATAGATGTTTCGTTTAATTCTTCCCGACGAACGCTGTAAACGTCGGTGGCTTTTGCCAGCAGTTCGTCATCATCTGAAAGTTTTTGTGCAATGTATTTGTAAGCCTTATCCAGTTCGGAGACAGTGCTGTAATTCATCGCTGCGCTGGTAAAGGCCATCAGCATTTCTTCTGGATCACGGCTATCCGCTTTACGCGTTTGCTCATCAGGCTTTTTCGCTGGTTTAGCGTTGATCAGACTGTTCATTCCCGCAGCAGTGGTCGTTTGCGGAGTAATGTCTCGCTCAACGCGCGGTGCCGTTTCCTGTAATTCGTCTGGGGTGTAGACGCCCATGATTACGTCAGGACAGTGCAGGCGAGACCAGCGTTTTGTCGCAAGGTATGCGAGTTGTTGTTTCGGATCACTGGCCCAAAGTGTGGAGTTTCTTACCTGTGCTTGAGACAGCATTAACTCAAGCACTCGAGGTTGATCCTCGCCCTTCATGGTTGCCCATACGCGAACACCGCAGCCTTCTTCGTCTTTTAGAGTCCAGCCTGGTGCGATATATGGATTGCCGTTTTTGGATGTTTTCTCAACAAACTTACCGATCACGCGTTCCCACGGCCCGAACCACTCGTAGTTGATGCGATCTTTTGTTGGCGACATCGTTGAGATAACTGCGTTTACTAATTGGGCTTCATAACCTAGCGTGCCGTTCACAACATGGGTTTTCTGAGCCACGGCAAACGGGTTCATTCCCCACTGCGCAGCCTGCATTGCCACGGCCATGCAATCAGCTGGTTTCCCGGCGAGGTGCGCCGGTACCGTTACGCGGCTTTGCGCCATTACCTCGGCGAATTTCATCAGTTGGTTCAAGCCGTCTGGGCTGAAAATAGTTGCAGCAGTTCCAGCGATTGCTGTGTCTACTGGTGCGTTGATGTTTGCGATGTCGTTGCTCATATGTACATATCCTGTTTGCGTGCCCACTCAGGGCGTTTAATGATTTCCACACCGCCCCATTCATCATTGATGCGGCATTCGTGATAGGTATTCAGATCCCGGCGGAACAGAGCGTGCCCGGCATCGACATCCTGCGCATCCAGCTCGAACACGCGTACCGGATACCGACCACAATCAATGCTTTCGCTCACGGCAAGAAAGAAAAAACCATGCGGCTGACCAGTAACCCTCATTGCGCCTTCGCGGTACATTGCGTCCTGCACGTGGTAGCGGAATTCCTCGATGTGGCGTGCAAAACGGTCCATATCTGCAACCTTTTTCACGTCGACGATCACGTTGTGCTCGTTCAGCCATTTGTCTGGACGAATTCGGCACAACTCCCCCGTCTCTTCATCGTTCCAGTACATTGATGCTTCGCAGTAACCAGGGGCTTCCAGCATCCAGCGTGCCGCCGGGTGAGCCATTGCGCTATCACGCATCAGCTCCAGTTTCCGCCACTGCTCGGCATCAAGTACCGTAATCCCCATATCCGCCACATCACGAAGAAATGCCTCTTCGTCAGCTTTACCTTGTTTCGTCCGACGATCGAATTTCGGTGAAACAATGAAGCGTTTGTCGAACTCTCCAGGCTCCAGAAGCAGACAGTGCAATGCGGTTCCCATATCCAGTGCAGACTTTTTCTCTTCGTCTTCTGGTGCTGCCTGAACCCATTTAAGAAGCGCCGGATTCTTGGCAACCATGTCCAGTTGCGACTTACTCACGCCGTCACCGGCGTGGTAGTCCTCATTGCTGATGTCGAAATAAATTCCCGGTTTCATGCCGCTTCCCTCTGCCCATCAATCCGATCCGCCAGATCCCAGCGGGCGATAATTGCCATTGCCTCTCGCCGGTAGGCATCCATCAGTTCTTCGAACTCAGGGCTGTCTTTAGCAGCCTCCAGTACTTCCTGGCGAACTCCTTTGCCTGTTACAGCGTCAAAAGTTGAGGCCAGTTGATGAAGCCGGATGCTATCGATCAGTTCAACTTGTCGGTCATATAGCTGTTCTGACAGGCGGTAGTCCTTGTCGAATGCCAGCATGATTTTTTGAAGATTTTTCTGCTGATTAACGTTCATACCCACCTCAATATTTGATATACGCGTCCTGCACTTTGCCGCCAGCGATAGCCAACATTGCTTTCTGCGCGAATTCTTCGTGAATGCCTTGGGCTATCAGATCTGCGATTACTCTGCGGTTAACGGTACGGCGATGCTCTTTATCTGCAGCTCGGCGCGCTTCTTCGTCGGCGATACGCTTCTGTTCGTCAAGGCGGGCTTTTTCTGCCGCCTCTTGGCGTCGGCGTTCCTCGGCAACGGCTTCTTCTTTTTCGCGTCGTGCACGCTGCTCTGCTTCAATTCGCTGACGTTCTGCTACTTCAGCACGTGCTTTTTCTTCCGCCGCCAGGCGTGCCGCAGCCTCAATTTCAGCTTTCGCTTTTTGTTCAGCTTCGAGCCTGGCCTGTTCAGCAGCTTCCCGTCGGATATTCTCTTCTCGCTCAATGCGCGCTTTTTCCTCCGCTTCTTTGCGAAGTCGCTCCAGCTCAGCGGCTTCATGCTCGCGTTTTTGAGCTACTGCGAGTGATTCTTCCAGTTTCTGGATGGTTGAATCCTTGGCTACTCCAGCTTCTGCTGCGTACTCCTGCCAACTTTCATCAAGTGCTACTGATTTAGCCTCTTGAATTCGTTCCTGAATATCAGATGATGGCAAGTAGTTTCCGGAGAGATCGATCACGTCAGCTAGTGCTCGCAAATTTGTCAGGCGTTGTTGCAGTGCTTCAGTGCGTAATTTCTCAGCATTTTCCCACTCGGTGAGTGGGCGGCGTACTTCATCACGAAGCCGATCGCATTCGGTTACGAAGCGTCGTAACTCTGCTTCAACTACTTTCGGCTGTTCTTTCAGGCGTTTCAGATAATCACGTCCTGGTTTTTCTACCGCTGTTTTACTTCTTGAAACCTTCGCAGCCAGAGATGCAATGCGCTTTCTGCCTTTGTCTGTGCTAATGTCAGGCACTTCATTAACACCTTCACGGATCTGCTCGAGAAACTTTTCCAGCCCTTTTTCAACGTAAATTCTTGGTGCCATGTCTGGTGTGATTTCGATGATTGATAATTCACTCATTTGCTAACCTACTCCCATATCTCGTTATCGTTTGCCACATCGCGAGCTTCTTTGCTGATGAAAGCCCACTTGATGCCTTCCTGTAAGGTGCGGAACTTCCAGCTCATGAATCCGCATGCAGTAACGCAGTACCAACCGTTGATGATTTTCCACTGCATAACTTGTTACCTCGGTCTGTTACCGTTGAGGTAATAATTATGCTTATTTGGTTTGGTGTCAATAGATATGAGTTAAAAAAATTACCCGTAAGGTAATCTATCTGGCAATAAAAAAGCCGCCATGAGGCGGCTTACTTGCTGAAAACTATAGTTTTATTGTTTGCTTTTTTCGTTCTGGTTGATGACAAATTCAATGTAACTTTCGATCTTTGCTTTCTCTGTTTCAGGTAACAATGCGTAGCGCGAGCGGTCATAGTTGATAGTTGCAGGGTCGTGCGGGTGAATCAGTAGTTCATATCCGTGACGCCCGAATGCAGATGCAACATTCTCCAGGGTGGAAATGGAAACGCTGACCTCATTGTTTAACAGGCGGCTGATTGTCACCTGGGCTACGCCGGATGCGCGGTGAAGTTTTCCCTGTGTTGAAAGGTCGCGGCTTTCGCTCATCCAGCGTTCCAGGTTGTGAGCCGCCAGCTGGCCAATGTCGCTTGGGCCGACAGGCTGAAAACCTTCCTGAGAAAGCGAGCGATCGATATCAAGCCAGTTACGGGGTTTATTGGCGGCAGCTTCAATTTTTCGCGCAACCTGATCGCCGATAACCTTCTTACCAAGAGCCCAGCGGTTTACCAGATTTGCCTGAGTTCCAAGTTTTTCGGCCATCCGCGTCTGAACACCATTGAATTCACGGTCGATCAAGTCGTTGAGATTTTGCCTGCGGACGTCCTGGATACTTTTCATTTTCTGGAAAATCGCCTCATATATGAATCAGTAGATGATTCAATTTAAAGCAATATTACCCAACAGGTAAATGCACCTCATGGGTAACTATCCTTGATTTTTGTTACCTTATAGGTGAATATTTATTATCTGAAATAAATATCAGGCAATAGCTATGAGCGATAACGGACATTTCGATTTCAAAAAGCACTGGCTTGCACTTACTCCGGATGAGCGTGAAGCCTTCGCACAGGAAGCCGGAACGACGAGTCACTATATCCAGACTCACTTAACAGGTAAGCGCAAAATGCCAGGTAAGGTATTGATGGATGGGCTTTTTAAAGCCTGTAAATCAAGACAATGGCTGCGCTCAAAAGCAGAACTGGCATACTTCTTCTACTCATGATATCCAGCCACAACCCTCTGTAGACCGCCATCCGGCGGTCTTTTCATATCTATTCGTACCTCAAAGGTAATAAAAAACCAAATATGGTTGATCTTTTTTTTGTGTCAGCACAAAATAACCGTAATCCCAATACTAATAACAGGGCTTACCATGGAAATCATTACACGTATTGATGCCGCAAAGCGCGGACTTAAACGCTACTACACCGGAAAAACATGTAAGCACGGACATGACAGTGAACGCTGGGTTTACAACGGACACTGTGTTGAGTGCACCATGGAATCAAACCGTCGTATCAGGGCAGAGATTAAGCAGATCATGATTAATTCCTCCCCACAACATTCAAGCTGATAGCGGAGATTAATCATGAGCAGACATGCAACAGATTGGGCCTGGGAGACAGATCCAGGTAGCTCGTCATTAAAGCTCATACTGCTCTCGATGGCTGACAGAGCCGATGAATATAACCTCTGCTACCCCAGCATAGAACGCCTCGTTAAAGACACTTGCCTGAATAAAAAAACCGTGCAGGCCGGGCTTATATCGCTCATGAAAATGGGGCTTATTTCAGATACCGGAGAGAGAAAGGGAGCGACGAAAAGAGTGCGGGTTTTCTCTCTTAATATAACCAAAAACGGGAACATTAAAGGCAACCGGGAAGGGGGTAATGAACCCGAAAACGGTAATGTTACCGAAAACGGGAATATACACAAAAACGGGATGTTGAATGATCCCAAAAACGGGATGTTGAATGATCCCAAAAACGGGATCCAGAACCAGTCATATAACCAGTCATTTAACCAAGAGAGGGAGAGCAGGACAAAAAGCGGGGATTCTGTGCCTCATGACCCCGGCGCAAACAACGCCGTGATGAATAACTTTGTTCCTCCTGGTGGGCCAGGGCAATTAGGCAAATTTGTCATGCATGAACAATGGCAACCATCAGATGACTTTCTTCGGAAAAGCTCATTGCAGGGGATCTACCTGGACAGTCTGCCAACGGCACAGGAACTTGCAGAGTTCAGAATTTACTGGATGGCTGAGGGTAAGGCATACCATCAGGCGCAGTGGGAGCAGAAGCTGGCAAGGCGGCTGCAGATTAGCAGACAGAAGCAATCAACATTACCTGATAACAACGTTCCGCACTGGAACAGCCCTGAAGCATGGGAGGATTTCTTGTGAACAACGTTTTTACCGCAATACAAAACCGTGACGGAGAAGCCCTTTCTCGCATGTCAGGTTATGAGCATCAGTACGTCAACAATGACAACGTAGTGAACATGTCAGCAGAGAGGCTTGTTGATGCCCTTTTCAAACAGTTGAAACAACTGTTTCCGGCGGCAGTGGTAACCAACCTGAAGACGCCAGAGCAGGAAGTTGCTGCAAAACAGCAGTGGATTGCTGCGTTTGCCGAAGGGGGGATCCGAACCCGTGAACAGGTTTCTGCTGGTATGCGCCACGCCCGCGCCAGTGATTCTCCGTTCTGGCCGTCGCCAGGGCAATTCATCAAGTGGTGCAAAGACAGCAAGATGGTTCTTGGCGTCACCATTGACGATGTGATGACGGAGTTTCACCGGTACAGCAAGGAAAAAAGTTTATATCCTGGTGGTCCCGAAAGATTCCCGTGGCGGCATCCGGTTATGTACTGGGTCGTATGTGATACCCGCCGTGCAATGTATCAGCGCCAGCTTAGCGAGATAGAGGTTGAGAAACACGCGCGCAGGCTGCTCGATGATTGGGCGAAAAAGGTGGCTTCCGGACAGCAGATACCCGATCCGGTGATCAGCATACAGGCAAAGCCAGAACCCATGAGTACGCCTCCGGACACAGGGAGAGACGTTTACCATCCACCAGGGCGAAGTTTCGGGTGCATGCCTAACGCCGCCACCCTTGGGGGAATAACACCGGCGCAGTGGCTGATGGAGGAATACAGGCGGGGAAAGGCGGCAGGATTTATCAAGTAATACCAGCGCGATAGCGCATTTTTTTACGCCTTGATAATTACCTGTTGGGTAATAAAATATTCTAAACTCTATTGATTTCGTGTCTTATGTGGTTTTTAATTACCTTAGAGGTAAATCATGAGAAAACAGATACAGGCTCTTGGTCGACTCAAAACAGGCCAGATGAACAAAACAGAATCTGCGTATTGCCAGCACCTTGAGCTGCGTAAACGTGCAGGGGAAATCGCCTGGTATCGATTCGAGGGTATCAAGCTGCGGTTAGCTGACAACACGTTCTATACGCCCGATTTTGCTGTGATGCTCGCCACCGGCGAGATGGAACTACACGAAGTGAAAGGTTTCTGGACCGATGACGCCAGAGTGAAAACCAAAGTCGCCGCAGATCAGTATCCGTTCCGAATCATCGGGGTAACGGTTAAGCCAAAGAAAGCAGGTGGTGGCTGGAACATCGAAGAGTTCTGAATCGACGATCTTTTTAGTTATCAATGTAATCAATAAGTTATGTGGATAAGCGAGGGTAAAGATGGACGGTAATATCAAAGGGTTAGTTTCCGCCGGGCATGAGATGGCTTCGGAACTGAAAGCTGAATGTGGTGCCGTTGATATGCGCAGTGTGGCAAAGCTGATCAGCGATTTGGCAACGCAACTGGAAGTGCAACTGGTGCGTGCTAATGCGCTGGCCGAAGACCACCAGAAAGCGATTGAATCAATTAAGCAGGCTGATGCGGCTGTTAAGTTGGCACACGAGAAGTTTTCGGCGCTGGCAGCGGAGAATGCGGGGCTAAAGGCGATATGTGATGACCGTCGCAGGTTCATCATGAATGGGGTGCAGATGGGTTATATCAAGGTTCCAGCAGCGGAAACAGATCCAGACCTTGAGACAATTCGCATTGCTATATCACCACAAAAGCCCATTCCAGCCACCGATGCTTTCCTGACTGAAATTCGTGCGGAAGCACGCAACGAGGGGATTAACTATACCGCCAGCCGTCTTGCTGCTGCGTTCAATCACGGATTTATCAATAAGTCTTTGCGTGAAGTTTTCGACGTTACACGCATGATTTTGTCAGCGAAAGAAGAGTTGGCTAATGAAGCGCATCCGATTGATGGCCTGTCTGGTGAATATGCGGAGAAATCCCTTGAAGAATGGGCGGAACAAATTCGCAAAGGAAGCAGCCAGTGAGCGAAATTAATTACCAGGCACTGCGTGAGGCGGCGGAACGTGCAATTCCAGCAATGG